TAGCTATTTCGCTTCTTCTTTGCTTCACTCATTCTCGTCATCCCTTCCAGGACGACAGCTTAAATCAGTGTCTCAAATTCGGGGTCCACTTTACTGCTTCCCAGCTATACCTTCTCGGCACAACATATTGAATGAACATCTACTTCTTGGGACTATGCTCAGGCGCCGCAAGAAAAGGGAAAGTTTTCTTCAAGGTGTAAGAAATTTCTGATACATTAAGTTTCCTCAAATCAACTATAAAAAGTCAAATGAAACGCTTGATATTAGGTTTACTCTTTACTGGTCTAGCTTCCAGCTGCTTCGCGCAGAACAATATTGCTCCGCCGGTGAGCGATGTCGTGCGTAACTGTTCATACTCAGGCTGCCAATTGACGTGCACCAATCCGCAAGGCGTCATTACAGTCAAAGAAGCAACGAGCTCCTCGATCAGAACCATCATGCTCAGCAATGGGACAACCGAATTCCGACTAAATGACGGTTACAACGGCATCAGAACGATTTTCGTTGCAAAGGAATATCTGATCTGCTCGATCACGGGAGAAAAATAGGCTCTTTCGAACGCACGACTTCGCCATTTATTGGCTCTCGCCGATAAAGCCACGAAACAAGCTAAGGCCTATAATTCCCTCAAATTCGACTGGCTCTATTAAATAAGCTATGCCCATTGCCCTACATAGGCCAGGGGCATAGCGCAGGTACCGCCAGAAGAAAGCTACAAACAGATCCGCGTCAATTCTCAATATGTATGTCGCTGATCATCTGCTCTGCACGGTGGTACTTGTCGACGCAGGCGTTGAGGTCCCGCACGAGGTCATCGCCTTCGAGGGCGAAATCGAGAATTCGCCCAGCAGCCGCTGGCAGAAGGTAGGCTCGCGCTTCTCGATCCCCAGCAGCGGCAGCTTGGGCAGCGGCGGCTGCACTAGCCGCGTCGACGGCGACTGACAGGCGCACAGCGCCAGCACGCAGCTCACCGAGCAAAACATCCATTTGCTTCTTTGCATTCTCTTTCTCCTGTTGTGCAGCGGCCGTGATCGCAGCGACGGCCTGCTGGCCACTACGTTCAGCCTCTCGGTATCGTTCGGTGGCGCTGGCTAAGGCAAGCGCATGCTGCTCACTGACCTCAGCCGCCCTGCCCTCGTCGATCTGCGCCTGGCGATGGCCACCCCACAGGTAGCCCCCAATCAGGCCCAGACAGAGGGCGAGCAGCACAGCGCCCAGGGCGGCCGCGACGGTCTGAAGCCGGTTCATGGGATCACCTCCAGCGCACGCTCATAGATGGCCTTACGTTCGGCAAAGCCATTTGCGTCCCCGATGGCCACCGTTTTCTTGCCCCGGTTGACCAGGTCGCTCACGCCATCGATGTCGCCGGCATCGGCCCACTTGGCCAGGCCATTGACCGACCAGAACCAGCCAGCAGCGCGACAACCGTGGACCGGCTCACACAGCAGGCGCGGCTGCTCCACGCAATCCACGTGGAGGGCCAGCATCGCGGCCAGGTGGTTGTGGTAGCCGGTGATCTGGATCGGACCATGACCTTTCCAGAACCGGCCGGGCGTCGAGCCGTGGGCGGCCGCGATCCGGATCGCCTCCGGATTGGTGTTTCCGAGATCTGCCCGGTTGTCATAGGCGGCGCCGCTGGCCAGCTCCTCCATGAAGTGGAACTGGCCCGACTCGTGGCCGATCTGTGACAGGAAGGCCGCCATGCGCAGGCGCGTATCGATCCCGAATTCCTGCATGGCTGCGTTGAGGGGCTCCAAAAACAACGATGCCCGCGTGGAAGCGGGCATGATGCGTTGGAGCTGGGCAAGCGTGAGTATCATCTTGGCTCTCCGATATCAGTTGCACGACGGTTGCGATAGATCCACCCACCGGCCAACAGGCCGGCCACCCCGACGTTCGAGATCACCTCGGCCGGCTGCGGACTGATATAGCCGTACAGGGGCCCGGTGATCACCCCGAATGCGCCCACGGCCGAGATGACGTACCACGCACGCACCAGGTGATTGCTGCGATGGTTCATTCGATTCAGCGCGAAGACGCAGTGGAGGAAGAGCGCGAGGCTGGCCAGGAAGTTGACGACCAGCAGGTAGTCGGTAGCGAGCAGGATCTTGATCATTTGGAAGGCTCCTGGTTGATATTGCCCCCTCCGAATTTGGTACGCATCCAGCCCAGTGCCAGCGGAATCACTGTCTGCGAACTTGCCCCAATCAGGAAGCCGCTGCAGAGGCGCGTGGCCTCGGAGTATTTCCCGGACCAGGCGAACGCATCCGACTGGATCGCCCAGGCGTGCAGCATGGGGCCGACGTAGCCCCCCATGAGCGCGCTGGTGATCAGGATCATGACCGCCCGTGGGCGAGATACTGGAGGCAGGCTGGAGAGCATGGCCAGGCCACCGGCCAGCCCTGCCAGCAGCATCTCGTACTGCAGTCCCAGGAATGACCCTGTAATGGTGATAGTGCCGACGGCAAACGCCCCCGAGCCGGCGCCGATCACTGCCCCTGTTGTTGGTTCTGGCATGTATGTCCCCGAAAGAAATGAAAAAGCCGCCATACGGCGGCCGTGTTATGCAGACGTCTGCACTGCCGGAAGATCACTCCAGCAGCGGGACGAGCAGCCGCCCCTTTTCCGGCAGCTGCGATATCAGCCAGGCCGGCACCGGGCCGCCGCCGTCGTAGCGCAGTGTCTGACCATCGACCACCACTTGGCTGCCGGTGGTGTATTCCGCGAAGATGGCCAGCTCATCACCAGCGGCCGGTTGCAGCTCGTAGAAGAGACGGTCTTGACGGTGATCCTCCACCAGCTGCCATCCACTCTCGCTGGTGCGGGCCACGAATCCAGGCGACGCTGCCGGCGGCTCCTCGATCAAAGCGCCATAGGGAATATTGAAATCACCAGGCTGCAGAGGCAGCTCAAAGGCTTGGGTCGGGTACAGGAAGAATCCCAGCGCATCTGCCTGATAGACGATTATCGAACTCATTACTTTCCTTTAAGAAATTGGATAGCGGGCGAGCATTGATCACCCGGAGATACCGATCAAATGTGGATGACTGGGTTGAATGCAGTGTGCCGAGGCGCCGTTTCAGCGGTACCTGCCGCGCCTGTTAGCGTAGAACGGGACAAGTTCACAGTCGCGCCTCCTGCATTTACAGCATAGGTCCCGCTGGCATCAACCCACGCTCCGTTTCCACCGAGGCCGTGGACATGGGACTTCAGGGTATCGGCCTTATACGAACCGAGAGCGCGGGCAGCCAAGGTGTCGGCATCGGTGCCGCTGTAACGACGGAACACGTTGCGCAAATCCGGAACTCGGAAGGTAGCCGCATCGACATCAACGAAATAGTGGCCGCCGATGTTGGTAGTCCAGTTCGCCTGGGTCAACACAAGGCCATTCTCTTGGGCATAGCCCCACAGACCCGCATAGGCCGTCTTGCTCAACGTCCCGCCAACGGCGCTGATCTCAGACGCCAGCGGGGTTGTCGTATGCCCATCCATCGGTCGACCGCAGAGCGGACTGCGATAGCCTGTGAAATAGGCACTGGCCGACCACCGCCACACCTCGCAGACTTCCTTCACGATGATCGGTCCGACATCGGCGGTCGGCAGCGCAGTGATGGAATACTGGCGGATCGAGAGAGAACCGATCAGGCTCTGGATCGCAGTGAGCAGTTGCGTATAGGACGAGCCATCGACTACACCTCCACCAGCCTCGATGACACGACTGATTTCCTCCTGCACGTGATCAAACCAATCGCTCTCCAGGTCGGTCGCGGGCACGCCCGCGACAGCGTTGCCATTGGTGAAGCCGGGCTTGTTCGCGCCAAACTTGTCAACGACCTTCGTGGCCGTAGAGATTCTCTTCATGCTGCAGCTCCATAGGAAATGTACAAAATGGTATGCGCCGGCCGGTAGCGCGCCAGAATGCAGGCCAGCGAGGAATCACCCCACCGGCGGATCGGCGCGCTGCATGGACTGGTCGCGTTCATGGCGCGAATGGTTACGCTGCCCGGCACATTGATCCGCCAGGCAAATCGCCACCCGCCTTGATTCAGTGAAGCGTTGCACCTGGAGTTCGCCCGAAAAGGGCGAAACTCTGTGATCGTGCAGCCCGGATAGCCGAGCACCTCAAGCAGGTTGATGAAGAAGTTGACCGACTGCCCGCCCTGCCATGCCAGCTTCTGGTGCAGGCGCTGGCGCCGCTCGTCGGGCGTTGGCGCCAGATCCATACACTCGTCGGGCAGACCTGCTACGCGCTCCCAATCCGAGAGCAGCTCCGATGTGGTGCGAGGGTCGGCCTCCTCGATCAACTGGTCTGCCCGGCCGTCCACCCTGGCCAGCTCATCCGCCTTGGCCAAGAGCAGCTTGGCCAGGCCAGTATCCAGATCTCGGGACCATGCAGGGCCAGACGGCAGCAGCTCCAGCAGTTGAGCCTGGTAATGTTCAGCGGTCATGGCCATGTGATCACCCCCAACGTGCTAATGCTTCCGACCGGGTTGATCACATCCGCTGCCGGCGCCGCCAGCGCATAGTCATCCTCTCCAGCAGCCGAGCTAATGGCCGCCCGCATGTGCGAGAGCTTGACCGTGCCGCCGGGGATCGCCTCCCGCCGTAACAGGTCGACAAGCTCGGCCCGGATCGCCTCGCGCGTAGCAGCCGTATTCGGGGTCAACTGGGTGAACTGGAAATTGATCGGCGCCCCGATTGGCGCGGCTACATAAAGCTCCGCAGTTACCGGCCTCTTCGCATCCAGATACGCCTTCACAGCCGACACGGCCGCGGCGTCAGGAATGGGATAAACATCGTTATCGCGCATGAAGCGGACCGTCACGGTACCGGCTCCCATCTCGCCCGGATAAACCCATGCCCGTGTGACGCCCTGCACCTCCAGCGCCCAAGCCTCATAGTCCGATTTGGTGCCGCCGTTTGGTGGCTGCTGAATGCGCTCCAGCAAGCGAGCTCGCCAGGCATCGACCGCTTCCTGCTCGGTGCCATCGGTGATGCCGGCAGGGCCCACGGTCATGCTGCTATCCAGGCCATCGATGGGCGTGACGAGTTTGAGCCCCACGCCTGCTGCCGTGTTGCCCGCAGTTCCAGCCACCACGGCAACGAGCGGAAGCGACCCGGCGCCCACGGCCAGATTGACCGCAGCAGAGGTCTTGTACTGCACTCCGTCCTGACGCTGAATCAGCATCCCGGCCGGCACCGTCAAGGCCGCAAAGGCGTTCACCAAGGCGGAGCCGACTGACGGCGCCGCCGCCTTTCGCGGCACCTTCCAGATGCTGGCGTACCGTGCCAAGTGATCCTCATCACAGCGGTCGATCATCAGCTGATCCGCGAGCCAGTCCAGATGGCCATGCAGCCCGTCGACCGCACCGGATTGCACCACGGCCAGTACATTGAGCGTGGCCACCGAAAGCCGGGCCTCGGCACCGGTGAGCCGGCCGTTGATATCGGCGAGCGCTCGCGTTACCAGCTCTCTCAGAGTTGGCCTGTCAAATGGCATTACATCCTCCCTTGATTGATATTCGACCAGGCGAAGTCGAAGCGATACTTGGCCGGCGCCTTCTTCGGCCGTGTGACCGTGATGCCAAGACCAAGCCAGCCCTGGCGCACGACCTGCGCATCGACCTGGACAGAATCGACGACTCCATCCTGGACGAGCCAGAGCAGTGCCTCCTGCCCGTATTCCCTCGCCTTCGCCACCACCTCTGCCAGCTGTTTTTCCCTCGCCAACAGCCAGAGGCGAGAGCCAATGCGCCGCCCTTCGCCGGCACCGCCCAGGGCGTCACCCCACCAGCCGCGCTTCGACGAGCTGGCGTCAGGCAAGGGGTCGTCATCCTCCGCACGCCGGTCGCTGAAGAGCGAGATCAGGATTGCCGTCTTGATGTCATGATCTGTGGCCAAGTCACCGTTGAGCACAGCGATGTCGCCGCGATGATTGGCGGCGTCCCAAAAGATCTCGATGTCCATTACATTTGGCCCTGATCCTTCCCGACCCGTCCACCTTCCGGGTTGCTGTGGTCGTGGTTGTTGTAGACAGCGCGCATGGAGGACATCTTCTTGTTCCCGTGGTCGCTGATATCGCCGTCTGCAGAGATGCTGCCGGTCACCTTGAGGTCACCGGCCATCTTGACCATCGGCGTATTCATATCGACCTCGGGTGCGTTCTGGATCGTAATCGGCTTGCCACCTCCATCGATCACGATGCCGGTGCGAGTGAGGTGAACCTTCTGGCCCTGGTCGTCGTAGATCGCCACCTCACCGTCCTTCAGGCCACGCAAGCGGTACCGCCGGTCATCCACCGCGACGATCACTGAGTGGTCCCGGTTACCGCCGATAAAGGTCGAAAGGAACTCCGCGCCAGGCTTCGGTACCGAGGTGAGGCCGTACTGCTGCACGCGCTCCATCTGGTCATAATCTTCGCCGTCCATCAGCTTGCCCCGAATGAGCTGAATCGCGCCGCCATCGTTGGCCTTGCTGACGATGCCTCGGCCCAGCATAAGATTGATCTTTGCCTTGAAGTCAGCGGTCGTTTCTCTGATTAATGCCAAGATGTCCATCATTTCCCCAACACTTTGAAACGGTTTTGCGCCGCGCCGCCGGCAGGATCCGGGATCTCGGGCAGCTGGTCGAAGGCATTGCGTGAGACCAGCTGCAGCACCGTTGTGGAGCCGGCCTCATCGAGCTTGAAGTTCGCCGAGGAGATCAACCACCAGTCGTCCAGGCGCATCCAGGGGCACTGGATCCGGACCATCTTGTTGATCTCCCACAGCTCGCCGGTTGCTTCCTCCCGCCAGCCCTGCACCGTCACGGTCACCTTGCGCGCCTTCGCCTCCCGGTTGGACGCTTCCCATTCGGCGCGCTTCTGGCAGCGGGCGGCATCGGCCTGCGTTTCCGCCACGATGATCAGCGGACGATAGCGGCCGATCTGGCTGTTCCCGGTTTTACTCGACGGCGCGCGTTTGACGGCGCCCTTGGGGGAGGCATGGACCACGTCGAAGCGATCCGCGCCCGGTGCACCGGTCTGCCCCTGCACAGTGATCTCGCTGAAAAGTGCCGCGTGGCTGTTCTCGAACGAAGCCTGCAGGATGTTCTTGCCGTGCTGCAGGACCGTCTCGCATTCGCCACCCAGCCCGGCGCGCGTGATGACCAGGCCGCCTTCGCGGTCGGACACGAACAGCACGCCTTCGGTCCTGGCCAGCTTATCCAGTGTCCGGAAGACTGTCTCGCCGGCCTGGCAAGCCTGGCGCGGCACCTTACCGCTCACCCGGGTCTTCTTGGGCGGCGTACCCTTCTTGCCCGCCTTCTTCTGCTTGGTGCTCAGGCGCTTGCCGCTCACCGTTTCATCGAAGATCGTGATGCCGAAGGGCTTGCAGAGCGCCTCGGCGATCTGCTCCAGCGTCTGCCCAGCGAAGGCCGTTGTCGGTGCCGAGCAATCCACCAGGTCGCCGGCCTTGTCCCGGCCCGTCACCTTGATCTCGTGGCTGCCCTGGTCATACGTCACTGACACGACATCGACGTAACCCGTGATCACCACGTCGTCTCCGATCAGGATTTCGCAGAGCTCGCCAGGGGCGATCACCCAGTCCACCGGCTGCTCTGGCCAGCGCTCAGTAAGAGCCAGCTCGAAGTTACCGGCCAACTGCTCGATGCTGGTTCGCACGTTGATGCCCTTCCAGCCACCATAGATCTGGCCGTCGACCCGCAAGGTCAGCAAATTGGAATCTGCCATCGTCACTCCGAAACAAATTGAAGGCGGCGCCCGGCCGGCACGAAGCCGGGATGCGCGACCGAGTTGCGGCTGACCAGGTCATCCGCCCTTCCCTGCGCATACCAAGTGTCCCCGTAGAAGTCATGCGCCAGCACGACGACGGGCCGGACTTGCTGCTGCGTCACCGACACCAGGCTCGGCAGCGCGACCGTGTTGCTGGCCAAGTGCTGCAGGGCTACAGTGCGCAGCTGCACCACCGCCTGGCTAGTGGCCTGGCTGACCTTGTCCGAGAAGAGGATGGCGTCTGCCCGCTGGACGATCTCCGAGCGCAGCACCTGCGCCTCCGTAGTCGTTGCCGGCTGCGTTGTGGCCAGTTCATAGATCCGGTTGGACGTAGCGCCACCGCGTACCAGGTCACTGAATGCCGTCTGATTGCGCACCACCGCGATTCGTGACGCCGTTGTCGCGTTGACGGCCGAGGCCGATGACGCCAGCCCCTCGGAGAAGCTGAAGAAGGAGAGCCAGCGCTGCGCACCACCAATCAGCCCGAGCACGCCCTTTGCCAGCGACAGGGGCGCATCCAGGCTGCTGCGCAGGTTCTCAGGCAGCAGTGACGTGAGCACCGACGTAGGATCCGCCCGGATCCAGTCCAATGCGCCGAGATCGACATCCGGCAGCGACATGAGGCCATCGACCTGCCCCTGGGCATCCTCGACCGCGAAATCCGGCAGCCCGTCCACCGAGAAGTTGTCAGCAAAATCCTTCTCGAAGGACGCATCGCACACGCCGACCTGCTCGGAGAGCTTGGCCTCGGTGTCCTCCGAGGTCTTCGGCTCTTCCTGCTTTCCCGCCTCGAGGAAGGTGATCGAGAACTTTGCCATCCCGCCTTCGCGCGATGACTCGGTGATCTGCACCTCACCGAACACGGTCACCGAGACCGTGCCGTAGTACGGATGCACCAGCTGGCCAGGGCCCGCCTTCTCGATCGCGGCGATCAAGGCGTCGCGGGGCACCATGTAGTCGTTGTCACCCGCTGGGTCGCCCAGCACGAAGGCATCGACCTTGTACTCACGTGCCCGCCGTCCCATGTCTTCCGCATAGGGAATGTCGCGCTGCGGATATTCGTGCCGCGCAATGCGGCGGCCGGCGCTCAGGCTGGATCCGTCGACGTTGAACTTCGCGCCTCGGAAACTCGCCTGGCGCAAGTTATCTCGCCATGCCATGTGGTTTCTCCCTTACATCATGGCCAGGCCGGCCGTGACATCGATGTCCATCGCATTACCGGCACGCTTGAGCTCGGTCACTTTCGCCGGCGCGCCTTCCAGCTGGATCTTGAGCGTGCCGCCCACCTCAGTCTTGCCGGCGCTGGCGGCTTGGGCGGCCGTGATATTGCTGGCCCGGTCGGTGGCAAAGGTGAACTTGAAGTCCTTCATGGCGTCAGGCATCAATCGGTCAGGCAAGATCGTCTTCAGGATCCCCAGGATGCCGTTGGCCAGCGCCTGCCATCCCTCCAGCCAGACCTGGATCATCCCGCTGAAGAAGTTGACATCAAAGACACTCTTGATCCGATCCCATGCGCCGCTGACGTAGGAAACGATGTTGTCCCAGTTCTTGTAGATGATCACGCCAAAGGCGACCACACCCGCAATCATCAGCCCGATTGGATTGGCAAGCATTACGCCCCACAGCGCCTGCAGCCCGCTCATCGCTGCCGGCAACATGGTCCAGGCGAAGACACTCAACTTGACGGCCGCCACACCCAGCGCCCATCCCAACTGCCCGAAGGCCAGCAACACCGGCGACATGAGACCGCCCAGCATCAACAGCGTGGAGACTGTCGGCCCGAAGGCGCTATTGAGCGACTTGAAGACTGCGCCGACCTTCTGCGTCACCTGCCAGAGGCCTTGGAACAACTGCACGCCGATCTCGATGATCGCCGGCAGCTTCTCCAGGAAGGCGTCGAATTTGCTCTCGATCAGGCCACGGTTGGCCACCGTCCACTTCTGGATGTTCTCGAACATCGGCTGCACCTTCTCGGCCAGCTTGAGACCGAGGAAGTTCTTGATGCCCTCGAAGGTACCCTGCAGTCGCTTCCACATCTTGTCGAACGAATCGGCCTGCTGCAGCTGGTCATCCGTGAAGATCCGGCCATCCGCCGTCATCTGTTCATACTTCTCGCGGATACCATCAGCACCACGGTTCATCGTGCCCATCATGATCTCGCCGGACTTGCCCATCAGCTCCAGCAGGACCGCCTGCTTGGCAATGTCCTTATTAGATCCCTTGAAGGCATCGGCCATGCGCTCGATCACCTCCTCCGGCTTCATCCCCTTCAGCTGCGCCATCGAGATCCCGACGCCCGCGAAGGCTTGCTGCTGCTCTTTCCCGCCCGCCAGCGCCAGGCCCATCGCCTTTTTCAGCTTGCCCATGGCGGCGGCCGCGTCTTCCATGGTGCCGCCGTCCTCCTTCACCAGCTCACCGAACACCTGCAGGCGCTGGGCGTTGATCTGGTATTTCTCGGCCAGGTCGCCGACAGTGTCAGCGGCCTCGGCCGCTGCGACCCCGAAGTGGATGATCTCCCCCACCGTACCGGCGTACACACCACCGATTCCGACCGTAGTGACGGCCAGTCCCACGAGAGACTTGGACAGTGCGCCGACCGCGGATTTGACCTTACCCAGGCCCGTGGCGTCGTACAGCTTGCCAAAGGCCGAGTGCAGATCGCCGGCCGGCTTGATCATGCCTTCCAGCTTGGCGCCGATCTCATTGAGGGTGGTCGAGGCCTTGTCGATGGCCGAGATCACCAGCTCCGTTTTTGTCTGTTGCGTTCCCATTCGATTCTCGCGGGCAAAAGAAAAGCCCCGCCGGGTTTCCCAGGCGGGGCTGTCAAAGTTGCGTTACGTCAGGAGAAGAGGATGCCGAAGAGGCCGATCACAAAGCGCAGACCGATCCAAGCGATACTGGCGATCAGAATCAAACCGAGCACTGCCGGAACAAGCGCAATGCCACCAGCACCGAAGGCCAACAGGCCGATCAGGCCCGTTTTGAGGTCCGGCTTCGCTTTGGGAGATTGAGTGGTGTCATCCATGCACTCATTCTAGCAAAGGTCCCCCGGCCGTCAAGACGAACCCTGCAGCCGCTGTTGCGCCTTGATCACCTCACTGGCCTCATTGGCCCAGAAGTCCAACTCCCAGCTATCCATCTCCCACATCTCACTCGGCGGAAAGTGGTAGAAGTGCGCGATCAGGCCGATGGCATCACGCCAGTGCCACGTACCAAAAAAGGCGCCACCTTCCCCACCAGCTCGATCACATCGACCGCGTCCAGCTCGTCCAGCGTATCGGCCGGCAAGCCATTCATCTCCGCGATGAACTTCAGCGCACCACCGAACTTCCCATCCGAAGTCTTCGGATCAACGCCCTTCATCTCTTTCGCCTTCAGGCGGCGCAGTTTCAGGAAGGTGATATCGGAACCGTCCGCCGCCTTGATCGGGAACGCCAGGTCGTAGCGATCTTCCTGCACCACCGTGATGCTACCTGCGGGCACCGGGGCGGTGCCATCACCCACCGGCGCCGATGCCGGCGTGCCCATGGAAGGCGGCAGTGTGGGCGATGGTGCAGACGTCTGCACAGGACCGGCGGTCGGGCCGTTCGGTTGCGTCCAGGCGCGCCGCTTACGCCACGACGTTCTGGAAGAAGTAGGACAGGTCCGGGGCGCTCACCACTTCGGTGACACGCTCGCCAGCACGAGTCTTGTAGCCGCCTTCCAGGCCGCCGAAGTCCTTGCTGTAGATCGTGTCCGAGATGCGCTCGCCGAACTGGGGAGTGAAGCCCCAGGTGGTGGAGCGGCTCGCCTCGGTCGGCGTCTCGCGGTAGGTCAGCGCGCAGTGCTTGCCCCAGGCACGCTGATAGCTCGCGGTCTGGCCCTTCTTCGCAGTGTTGACGAAGGCCTCGCCCACCTGGATCTCATCCAGCTCCAGTGCATCGGCCAGTTGCTGGCGCGAAACGCCGCCGGACATGCCGCCCTTGCCGTTCACGTAGTCGATGGTCTTGGGGTGCAGGATCAACTTGGTCCAGGCGGCACGACCGATGGTCATCACGTTCGGACGCATCACCGGCACATCGAGCGCGGTCAGGAGCGCCGTGATCGGGTCCGAGTTGCTGTAGTCGGACCACTGCGAGGTGCCCGACAGGGTCAGCTTGTTGACGTGGTTGGCGGGCGCGAACACGGTATTGGCCACGCGGACCTCGCGATCCAGGAGGATCAGCTTCATGACGAACTCCGCCGCGTTGGCGATGGGATCCACGCCGTCGGGGGCGTTCTTGATGTCCACCACCGGCACGACCTCGTCCAGGCCGTATTCGAACACGCTGGCCGGGATCAGGTCACCGATCGACTCCACCTGGTTCGGGGCGCTCTTGCGGCCCACGCGAGTTTCGGGGACGGTGAACTGGTCCGCCATGTTCTGGCGCATGTACTTGAAGTCCTGGGCGCCCACCGGCACACGCGGCATGACCGAGTCGGCGATCAGCTTGGTGTTGCTGTAGGCAATGACGATCGCGCGAATGACCGCCGGATTGATGGGAAACGGTGCTGCTGCACTCATGCTTTGCTCCTAAATTGGAATGGGAATGAAAGAGGCGAACGGGACCAGGAAGCCTTAGCCCTGGATCATCTCGGCGCCGACATACACGCTGCCGATGTCGCCCAGGACGCCCGAGACCTCGGCATAGCCGATGATCCGAGCGTTGACACCGGCGGCCGGAGCAGCGGCGATGGCGCGGCCGACTGCGTCCGAGGTCAGCGGCTGGCCACGGGTAACAGGGCCGCCGAACTCGATCTCGGCCGGGCCGCTGCGCACGATGTCGGCGCGATCACCGGCAGCGTAGGTAAAGCCTTCAGTGACGCCGATCATCAGATCGGTGGAGGCCGCCGCCTGCTTCACAGAGCCATCGGTGGCGCCGTAGCAGACGATGCGGAACTTGGCCAGGGCGGTTTCGGCCGCGTAGTTGAGTACGGTATTGGGGACGCGCATTGCGGTTCCTTTCGATGAATTGGAGGAAGTAGGCCGTCCGCTGATCAGGCTGCGGACAGTTCGTTGTTGGCGCGGGCCGCCGCCTGGGCATAGGAAATGCGGCGACCGGCGTTGCTTTCTGCCGTCACGATCTCCTGTGCACGTGCGGCGATCGCCTCATGGGTCGGCTTCTTCGCCGAGGTTGCCTGCGGATCGTCGGTCGGCTTCACCGGATCAGGTGCATCGCCTTTCAGATTGGTCGCCATCGCAGCCAGCTTCGTCTTCTCGGCGCCCAGCACCTGGGCAGCGGCCTGGTCGGGGGTGGTCTTGCCGTCCGCCTTCAGGGTCGAGATCAGGGCCTCATGGCCCGGCATCGAGTGCGCCTCGATGCCCAGGATGCGCTGGCGCTCGCTGGCGGCACCCTCGGCCATGAAATCGGTACGCAGCTGCGCATACAACGGGGCGTGATCGCGCTCCAGCGCTTCACGGGTCAGAACGGTTGCAACGGGATCGGGCATTTCATTTTCCTCATGGATGGGATCGTGGCTCTTCGCAGCACCGGCGCTGGCCACGGTTGGAGAAGTACTGCCGCCCAGCGCACCACCGGCGCCGGCTGCAGTATTGGATTTCGCCGCGATTTGAGCGACGCGACGCGCTGAAAACTGGTTTGCATCGGCCGCCATCTGCTGCACGATGGCGTCCACGGTGGCAATGCCGTCGACCAGGCCGGCGTCCACCGCCTGCTGGCCGATGAACACGCGACCATCGGCCATGTGCTGCACCACGTCCTCGGCAGCGACGCCCCGGTGATCGGCCACGGCATCCACAAAGACCGAGTAGATGTGATCCACCTGGTCCTGCAGGTACTGCTTGCCTTCAGCCGTCAGCGGGGCCACGCTGGAGGCGATCCGCTTATAGCGGCCGGCCGTGATCTCGGTGGCCTGACCACCGGTCGCGCGCGGGCTGTAGTCATGCGTCATCACCACACCGATGCTGCCGACATTGACGGTCGGGCCGCTGATGTAGACCGCGTTGGCTGCAGAGCCGAACCAATACGCAGCGCTGGCCAGCGTGCCCTCGGAGACGGTGACGATCGGCTTCTCGGCCGACAGCTCGCGGATGGTGGCGGCCAGCTCGGGCGTGCCCAGCACGCTGCCACCAGGCGAGTCCACCGCCAGCACCAGGCCGCTCACGCGCGGGTCGGCGATGGCCGACTCGACCTGCTTGATCAGCAGTTGGGCCGACGCGCCTCCGCTCACGCGGGTGAAGAGATTGGCCTTCGGCGCGATCACGCCGTCCACCGACAGGACCGCGACACCGTTATCCCGGATCTCGTAATCCTGCTGCTCGCTCGACAGCGGCCGATTCAGCCGCGCTTCGATGGCCTCGATGTCGATCTTCTCGCCTCGCAGATGCGTGGCGTAGATGCCCTGGATCTCGCTCAGCTTTTCCGGCTGAATCGCCCAGGGACTGGTGAGGATTTCGATCAGTTTCATGGCTTGGAAGTAAAAAGGGCCCCGCAATGCGAGGCCCGTCAGGGTTCAAGAATCAATCTGGATCCGGCGGCAAATCCGGCGGCGGCGTGCTCGGCGCCGCATCCAGCAGACCGCCTTCGCGGCGCATCCGCTGTTCCTTCACGCGCTGCTTGTGCTTGGTCTCCCAGTCGCCGCCGTCGTAGGCCGCCACTTCTTCCTCCAGCGTCGTCACGCCGATATCGACACGCTTCTCGATGGCGCTGGCCTCCTTCAGCGGGTCCAGGCTGCTGGGACCGTCGCCCAGCCACACCGCCTGGCACCAAGCACGGCGCAATCCGGCATCCGCAAAGAACCCAGGCGCGCTGATGCGGCCGATGGCCACCGCCTCGGCAAGCCAGGTCTCATAGATCGGCTGGCAGAAGTTCGACGCCAACCAGGCCCGGCGCACCCGGAAGAACTTCCAGGCATCCAGCATTGCCGCCCGCGCCGCGCTGTAGCTGGCCGTGTAATGCTTGATCAGCACTTCGAACGGCAGCTCCAGATTGACGCCGATCTGGCGGAGGATCGCCATCACGAACGGATCGAACTGGGCATTCGGCCGGCCGGGATTAGCCGTGTTCACCTTCTCGCCCTTTGCCAGGTCAATAATCGCACCCGACGAGAGCGCCAGCTCCGGTGCCGCCTTCTCTTTGTTGTCATCGTAGATCGGAGCCGGCTGATCTTGGTCCGCCTCATGTTCGATGAAGACAGTGAACATCCCCGAGATGACGGCCGCCATGATCTCGGCCTCGGTGTAGCGGTCCAACTGCTTGAGCGGCTCGATCACCGCCGCCAAATACGGCTCCCCACGGTGCTGATCCGGCCGCAAGCGCTTGAACAGATGTACCACATTCCGGCGCCCGGTCTGCGAGCCACGTGCGGCGATCCGTGTGAAGGTCGGTTTCTTCCCGATCCGCACGCTGCCCGGATGCTGATCACAGACATGCACTGCGGTCATCGCGCCAAAGTCGTCCAGCTCGATCCCGCCGAAGACGTTGCCCTTGCCGACCAAGTCCGGGGGCGTCATCACACGATCACCCTCAATGACCTGCACCTTCGTCGCATAGAGGCAGTGCGCCACCTGGTTCGATGGCAGTACCCCGAATGCGTCGCCGTTGATCAACGCCGAGCGGAAGGCAAGATCCTGCAGATCGTAGAAGTTCTGTGTGGCAGTCGAGTCGCACTCCAGCGGGTTCTCAGCCCAAAGCAGATACTCGCGTGTGACCGATCGCTGCCACGCTTGCACTTGCTCTTCACTCATTCCGAGGGCCTCGCCATCGATGGCGGGCCGCATAGCCAGCCCGGTCCCGACGACGTTGGTCACCACGGTATTGATCGCGCCACCGGCCAGAGGAGCATTACGGATCAGATCTCGCGAGTTTTCCCGAAGCGTCGCAAGATCCGGCAGCAGGTCTTCGTCGGCACTCTTGCCCGAGGTGAACCAGTTGCGAAAGCTCCGCCGACTGCGATCTGCTCCCACATAAGATCCCGCGATCGCCATGTGTGCGCGTGCCTGCATTCGGCGCGTGCCCGCGACGGGATCAAAGTACGACACGACCTTATCGATCACGTTGGGCGCGAGATCCAACTTGCCTCGGGCGCTCATCGCGGCACACCATAGCTGATGTTCAGACTGCGGCGGCGCCCGGAGGCAGCGGCCGAGAGCTGAGCCACCATGCCCTGCCAGTAGGTGATCTGTTCCTTGATCACGGCGGCATCAGCGCGGCGCAATTTGCGCGTACCGATGGTGTACTCCTGGTTCTGCGAGACGGCCAGGCTGGCGGCCAGCCATGCGGCCAGCTGGGCCTGGGCCTGATCCAGAGTGATACCGGACATATCGTTTCCTATCGTTCAATCCCGCGCGAGCGGACCCGCCGCCCGCCAGAGGACGGCGGCGGCATCGGTGCAGGTACTTGCACCCGCGCGGGTGGATTGTTGATTTCTATCGACTCGGCCGGACCGGCCGATGCCATGGGCGCCGGTGGCGGCGATGCAAACATGTCAGCGACTGCAGGCTGTACTGCGGCCTCCAGGCGTTCCCACATCCGCTCGGTATAGCGGTGCAGGTCCAGCATGTGCGCAGAGAACATGGCCAGGACCGTGCAGTCCAGCACCTCGTTGCGCTTGCGTAGCGGCACCCAGCGATACTGCTCACCGGAGACCGTGCGCACCTTGACGCGTGCTTCGGCTGTCAGCTGGTGGTAGAACTCGGCGGGCAGATCCTGCGAGAAGTGCAGGCATCCTGGCCCCGACTGCGTCACGTTCAACCGCCCGAAGATCAGATCCTTTGCCGTGTCGGTGCCCACCAGCCAGAGCTTGATGCCGCTCTTGATCACCTTGCCTGCATAGTTCACGTCCTGCAGAGACGAACGCCCTTTCACGGGCCCGCCGAGGCGAGAGTCACCCTTGCTTGCAAAGCAGCGCCGACCCTTCGCCTGCTGCATCCGCGCCCAGGCATAGGCCTGGTGCGTGAAGTGGCCACCGGTATCGATGGTGTACCCCTCGACGCCCAGCGTCCCGCCCGCCATGTGCTGAAACCGCGTCTCCATATAGAAGGACAGCTTCTCCCAGTCAGCAGGTACCGCTGGATTCGCCGCCAGGACCATGTAGTCGACAACCCACATCTCCTCGCCGCGTCCAACCGCCCAAACCACCACCTCGAAGCGGTTGTCCTGGACGTCGATCCCCGCCACCAGTACCAGGCCGCCCATCTGGACCACGCGAAGGGGGTACGGCTCTGCACGCTGCATCAGCGCATGGATGTCAGCCTTCTCGACATCCTCCTCCCAAGTTTCGCCCAGCGTCGTATTGACGAAGGTCTGCAGCTCCGACTTGTCGCCGGCCTTGGCCTTGCGCTGCGCCGACAAGAATTCGTCCACGATCTGCGCCCAGCTGGTCTGCGGGCTGTAGGCCGTCCAAACATGGAAGGCCACTTTCTTCGGTACCGGGATCCGGGCGCCATCCTGCGCGTGAAAGCTGCCATCACCGTCATCGATGTAGGATCCGTCCTGCGCGATCCAGCGGCCCTGCCCCCACACCTCAAGATAGTCTGCCTGGGTCATCTGCCCGTCGCACAGATCACACATGTGCATCACGGTCGACGGATCGTCATTGATCCACTTCATCCCGAAGGACTTATCCTTGCCACCCCAGCGCAGGGTGATCATCTCGCTGCAATGCTTGCAGGGGATGTGCCGCTTGAACTGCAGGTCGGCCTGGTCATGCCGCGCCTCGATCAGTGAGAGCCCCTTCAGCTTCGGGGTAGATCCGCCAATCAGCTTCGGGAAGGTCGCGCCCTCGATGCGCTTGCGCGCCAGGGTGATCGGGCTGCCCTCCTTCTCTACGTTCTGGTCGAAGCCGTCCACCTCATCCAGGATCGATACGTCCACCGACAGTCGCCGATAGTTCTTCGCGGCCTTGCCGCCCCTCAAGTGCAGGACCGAAGTCAGGAACTTCTTCTGCCGCAAGGTGTTTGCCTTGCTCTTGGCCTGGAAGCTCGGGAATACCTTCATCATCGCGGGCACGTCCCGCAGCATCGGCTCCAACTCGGTCTTACAGAACTCGTCGCTGTCGTCGTCTGTCGGTTGCCATAGCGCCTGGTTGCGCCGCTTGTGCTCGGCGAAGTAGCCGACCGCCGCTAGGATCATCTTCGTATAGCCAACCCGGGCCGACTTCATGAAGGTCACCTCCTCGATCTCATCATTGGACATCGCGTCCATGATGGCCACCTGGTAGGGGTACGCTTCCCACGCCTGCTCGACATAGGACGATTCAGCCGACAGGTAAAAATTCTTGGCGGCCCATTCCGATAGCCTCATCGGCTCGACAGCCGCCAGCGATTCCAGGCCTGCTGCAATCGCGCGTTCAATCTCCTTCAGATCCATCTTCGAGGTCGCTTTCTGCGGCCTCGCTGTCGTCTTCATCGTCGAGGTCCGCTAATTTGATGGCGGCCGCATGGTTGCGCGCCTTGACCAGCTCGCGCGTGATGAAGTCCAGATCATCCGCCGAGAGCTGGGAGCGCCGCTTCAGTTGCACCGGCACCGCTTCCAGGATGCCGGCGATCTGCCGGCCGACCTTCGAGAGCACCTGCTCCAGTAGTGCGACCGGCGCCAGCTCGCGTCGCGTGACCGCGTTCTGCATCTCCACCTTTTCGCGCTGGGCGCGTGCGAGCGCGGCCCGCTCGGTGGCGAGATCCAGCTCACCAGCGGCGAAACGCCCGGCGGCCTGCTCGCGCAGGTTCGTGCAATACGCTTTCAGCCACACGCCAGCCGGCTCACCGGGCTGAAGAATGCCGCGCGTAAGGAGTTCGCTGACGGCTGGCTGGCTGATTCCGACCAGCGCGCCGAACGCGGCCTGGGTCGTCTTGGCCTCCAGATCCATCACATAACCCCCTAGGGAAAAATTTGTAAGTAGTGCGAAATCGGGGCGCGAATTACCCTCGCCAGCCGAGGCCCTGGAAGTACCTTGAAAAAAGTGTCACCCGAGCAACACCCGCCCTACCGGGCCGAGGCCAGGGCCGCGTCGATGGCCGCGATCAGATTCTTCGCAGAACTCGCCTTGACGGCGGCCTGTCCAATTTCTCCGAACGGGAATCGCTTCTTGTATTGCACGCGGTCCGCATAGCTGACGATCAGTTGCACATGCGTGCCCTTGCGCTGGTAGATTCCTGCGACACCTTTGACCTTGCCACTGAAGACATCCTTCCGAGCCAGCAGCTTTTTGATGGCGCCTCGCGTCATGTTGCCGTACTGGTTCAGCCTGACGCCTTTCGGCACGACGACTACACGCCGAGCTGGCGTGCGCGTACCACCCGCCACCTGGTATTGCAAGTACTTCTCCTGATCATCCTTGATGAACACCTTCGCGTACTGCTTCTGCTTAGTGGCCGGCTCAACGCCAAACGCCTTCATGGTGAATGGGGTCGGGCGATCGAGGTTTTCCGGCAGCGCCTTCCCGAGAGCAGCTTGGGCATCCTTCGCTGTTGCAGTCAGGCCCTTCGCAATTCCAAAGGGGAGCTGCTTGCCGGCTTTCTTGAACTTCAGAGCATTGGCGAGCAGATCATGCTTGACCGAGGCGAAGATCATCAAAATTCCTCAATGTAGGTTGCAGACGTCTGCACCTGCAGAGCGTCGAGATCAGGCTAATCCGGTTCGGTGAGCAGCTGCTGCACGAACTCACCTGAGACATCGATGTCGAGGCAGATGCCGACGCAGGTAATAACGGCCTCGACCTTGTTGTCAGCGATGATCGGCCGCAGTTCGATGCGGGTCACACCCGGCACGGGCGTACCGTCCGGCATGACCAGGCGCGTTCCCATTCCATTGCCATCGCTGACGATCTTGAGCATTGGAGCTTTCTGCGTTTCCATAAGCATCTCGAAAATAAAGAGCGCCGGCAACGGAAGCTTCCGGGCCGGCGCGCTGATTCGGAAAGCTGAATATTGGACGTCTGCAGTTCGTTGTTGGTGGCCGCGTATGGCGGCGGCCTCGCCAATAATTCAGGCGAAAAAAAACCGCGCAGCGGATGCTTGCGCGGTTTTTACGGACTTTTGACGTGTATCGGAAACGGACTATATATTGCCGCGATTTGGCAAGCAAGCTTTTTTTTAATCGGCTGTGGATAACTCCAGAGCTGCCCGGATCTCGCCGAGTGCCTCCAGCTCCAACACCTTGAGCTTGTCCTGGATCTTTTTTTGATGATGACGCGCGGTCCGCAGATTCATGTGCACGCGATCTGCCGCGTCGGTCACCGAGACTTTTTTGTCAAAGTAATTCATGATGATCGCCTCTCTGACATTTGCGAAGGACAGGCCCGAGACCTGGAACGCAGACCACTCCCGCAAGAAGACTATCGCCTCGCGCCACTCTGGCAGCGGCCGGGATCCCTTGCAGCAAGGGCACTCTTCGTATTTCGTCGAAAACCGAGCCACCAGGCAGTGACGACGGGCATCCGCAAGACGGTCCAAACGCTTACGAATGATGCCGGCCTGTGCCGCGCCATCTACGGAGACCAGCCCCTTACCCTGCCCCAATGCCTCGAGGCTTCCGAGCTTGGACATGGGCGACAGCGGGTACTGCTGGCTCTGGAAGTTAAAGGCAAAGGTCAGCGCCTCATGCTCATTGCGGAACAGGTCGTTGATATCGAGCCCGAATTCGTAGTTCATTTTTCCCTCGCTTGATGTTCACCGGACTTGCCCGGCCCAATTTTCAAATCACTTCCACCCTGGCCGCTGACGTAATCCTCGGCATATCGATTGCCAGCAGCGTCAATTCTGATTGCCCCGACTGCCGGTGGCAGCGGTGTTCCAATTTCATGGCCTCCCTCACTGGCGAAGAAGACCGGCTCGCCACGCACACCCTTCCGCAACTGCTCATTGATCTCCGCCTCTCCAAAGGTCTGCCGCAGAAGATCGATCCAGGCGGCCACTTTCGGCATTGCCTCACGTGATTTCATCGCTTGCCTTTCCTACCCTTCACACCGCCAACATGACTGTCAACACGCTGAAACCCTTATATTTATTGAGTTTGTTAACAGTATTAATAGTGTGAAGAGTAAAAATTGATATCCAGGGCGCAGTGACATTTGCTCCCCTCGCACGTGCGCGCACGCACACACATGAAGGCACCTTAAAAATCTGTTCATACTGTTCACACTGTCAATAAAGCCAGATTTCATGCGGCTTTCAGCGTGTTGATAGTTGCGGCCGATGTGAAGGGCTAACTGTTAACTTTCTCCTCGGGCTGGTCATACACGTGGCGATAGCGGCGCAGATCCTTCTCAAACATGTCGCAAGCGTTCTGGACGTAATCCTGCAGATCCTGGTCTTCTCGTGGCTTTCCGATGAGATAGACGGTACGCTGCTTGGCCACCTCACCAAACTCATACTTCACGACCTGCGACCGCAGAGCATCGCCAGCAATGCGCTTCACCTCAGAACCGAATCGAGTCTTGGTTGGCGTGTATCGCTCACCGCTAAGCGTGCACCATCGCTGAAAAGCGCTGTACAGCTGCTGTGAGCTGCATGTCATAAAGGGGACCGGCAGCGCCTTGTCAGCCCATTCACGGTAAAAGCGCTCGGAAGGCGAAAGGCCTAGATCGATGAGGTTCTGCTTGGCCTCATTCATGATCGGCTCGGTATGCGGCGTAAAGCCGTCAAGATCGACCTCGTGCTTCAGGTAGTGGAAGAAGGCCTCCATGCCGCCGTCATCAAGCTCTCTGCCGACATCGGCATAGAATTCCTTCTCGCGCTTGGGCGGCGTCCAGAGCACCAGGTAGCGGCGATCGGTCTTGTCCAGGGCGAGCGGCTGCAGCTCGTTGGACAGGAAGACGAAATTCATGTGGTTCGCCTCGTACCGCACGGACAGGTTCTTCGGATTGATCGGCAGCTCATCGCCCGAGATCATCTTCTTCATCCGGCCCTTGAGCTGCTTGAGCTCATTGCGCGTGACCACCTCATCACAGACCAGGAAGAGCTTGCGCGAGGCCCACTCATTGAAGGGGCTCTCCAGCTCGGCATCCCCGATCACCCAGGAATACTGGCCGTAGATCTGGCGGACCACCTTTTCCCAGAACAGGTTTTTCCCCGAGCCCTCATCGCCATGCATGATGATTGCCGTGGCCATCTTCGCGCCTGGATGCTGGAGCGGATAAGCGATCCACTTCAGCACCCAAACGAACATCACCTCATCGTTGTTGCAGAGGTGCTTGAGGAGCTCCAGGATCTTCTCGCACCGGCCCTTCTTCGGAACGACGTCGAAGCCGTCGTACATGTTCACGTGCGTGACCTCATCGACGGTTTCGGTCGGATCGAAGACGAGGTTCTTGATGTTGATCATCTGGCGGCGCTTCGTGTTGAGCCAGCCCTTGACCACGTCATTGCCATAGGCCAGTCGCAGGGCCGTGATCTCGATCTGCATCTTGCTGACACGGTCCCAGGCAGTGCTGGTGCCGTACAGCAGGACGAAGTTATCGACCAGGTAGCGCCACTTCTCCAAGTATTCGGGATCAGGCTCATCGCCATCACCCTTGGCCTTGCCTTTTCCCCTACCCCCACGCCCGCCACCGGCGGCCAAGGCTTCGCCATCCTTACCAGGCGCCGCGTCGTACTTGCTTTTTCGTTGCTTTTGCCCTTCGGGGGCGGGAGCCCCCGTCCGACTTTCCTCCTCGGGGGAGCGGGGGACAAGGGAAAGCCGAGGGCCGGCCGCGACCGCCTCGCGTGCTGGCACCTCCGGAGCAATCGCCTCGATGATGGCAGCGGAGATCTGCTCGGAGACCGCCTCGAGGCCTTCGGCCAGGTGCAGGTCGTTGAAATCGGTCAGCTTCTCTTCACCACGATCCCGGAAGAGAGGCTTCACGACCGAGGCGTTGCCGACCTCGAAGGCCGCAGCATGGCAAGCAGCCAGGCCGGCGTTCTCGAAGCGAATCTCTTTGATGACGCGCCCGCACCGGATCTCGACATGCAGATAGGCGACCGACTGGCGATCAAAGCGATAGTCCGCGCAGATCTCGGCCAGGTCGCCGCGAGCGGTCTTGACCTTCCGCCACTCGCCATCGATGGCCGGCGGCGGCCCGATGCCGAAGTCCTCGCGCAGCCGCTCCTCGTAACGAAGCTCCAGTTGGAAGTCATCGTCCGCGAGGAACAGTAGGTGCGCATCAGGGAAGTCCGCCCGGAGCTTACGGGCGATATGGAGAATGTTGCCGGCGTCGAAGGCCACCATGACCGGCAGATCGTGGCTATGCTTTTCGGATAAGGCGGCACCCATGCGCGCCGACTGGGACGTCGCATAGCCTTCTCCGACTGCGATGATTGGCGCACCCAGGGCGACACCGAGCAGGAAGCCGGCGCCGATCTTGTCGAGGCCCTTGTTGTAGCGCTTCTCGCCGCCTTGCGAGATCTTCTGCAGGCCGACCAGGCGCCCGCCTTCATGGGAATAGTGCCGCATCGGCACCAGGAGTTGCCCTTCACCATCGACGCGCAGACCTTCGGCGACGACACCCTTGCGCACCAGGTAAGGATGGGCTCCAGCATTATCTTCGACGGCCGCTGACCACTGGCTCTTGGCGCGGTTCGCGGCCAGGCGTGCAGCATTGGCACGATCAGCAGCAGCCTTCTCCTCGAAGGCACGCTGGCGCTCCTTATACTCTTCCACGTCCTCGGCCGAGAATCTTTCCGACTCGATACGGACGGGGACAGTGTTGTGATTGCTGCCGCGATTGATACCGAAGTAGCCAGCGACGACTTCCTTGCCGGACTTCAGCGTGAACTTGCGCAGTGAGTACCAGCCCTTTTTCTTCGGGCCGAAGCGCAAGACCTTTTTCGAATTGAAGATGGGATGTCCAACTGGCAGTTCTGGCAGCTGATGCTCTCTCATCAGAGCGATGACTTCAGCCTCAAAATTCATGCCTGGCGTCCCTCTGCTGCATCGCGACCCTCTGCCGGGCAGTAGATCGCAAACATCAAGCCCACCAGCTCGCGCACGGTCTGGTGGATATCATCTGCAGTGATTTCAAGCTGCGAGCGCTCCCGCTTGTCGATCTTGTTATCGGAGGTGAACTCCACGTATTGCTGCGAGAGGCGGCCGAGCTCCTGGTACAGCTCCTGGAACTTATTGTGCAACTCCTCACGATCCACGCTGCCCGGCTCAACCAGCTTATAGAAAACGCCACCGGCATCGGTGGCGATTGCCTGGGCCAGCAATGTCGTGCCCGAGGTCTTTTGCATCTGCACTGCGAGATCCAGGCTGACCGACTGACCGCGCCGCTCATAGACCCGATTTTCGAGCGCGTCACGGGTCATCCCCATCGCGGCGGCCATACTGTCCCATCCGCCTGGGAATGCCTTGATCATTCCCAGCAATGCCTGCCTTTGATTCACAACGATTCCCCTTCAGTTGTGGTTTTGAGATTTCTTCTCACCGGCTATGCTTCGCCCCATCAGAAAATCAACGCGAGGGAGAAGGATCGCGGCCCGGCCGTGTGCAAAGGCTTCTCCATCCCAAGAGACCTGGTTGAGAAGCGCCTCATTTCGATTATCCGGGCAGAGCTGCTGTCACCGGTGGCTGCCGCCGAGTTCGAAAAGGCTTTTGAAGAGTTGCTGATAGAAAATACTGGCTCGACTGAAGATGTGGCCCAAGCTACCAAACGGATCACCCAGCTCACAGCCGAGATCGGGCGAGTGATTGACGCCATTACCATGGTCGGCGCCTCGGAGGCGCTGGCCTCCAAGCTGAAAGCTTTGGAAAATGATCGTAGCGCACTGCAGCGCCGGCTTGCACTCAAGGCAGCAAGTGAGGCAGCACGCACACCCAATGTCGGCAGCATTTTCAATGAGGTCCTGATGAACCTGACGGATGCGCTGCGGGAGAACCCACTGATGGCCAGGAAGATCCTGGGCGATATCTTTGGCTCGATCCAGCTGGAGGTGAGGGAAGATAACCAAGTGTGGGCCAGAATGGCAACGGCCCAGCTACTTAAGCAAGTAGCCGGGCCGTCTATATCGGTGGTTGCGGGGGCAGGAGATTTTTCTCTTTTTCCCGGCCATTCTCTTGAAACCCTTATCCAGAATGGCTTGCGTCGTCTTTTCAGTACGGTTGCAAGGTCAAAAAAGGTGGTTCAGCAGGTGGAATACTACCTTAATTGGCGACGGAGTGGACGGGAAGCTACCTCGTCCTCTCAAAAATCAAGCTAGCCCTAGGCTATCTCCCTTTTCCACGCCGAAATCCTGTTTTGGAGTGGCCCCCCATCTGGATGTCCTCACAGCACAGGAGAAAGATTCGCCTCTGCGGCATGAAAGTTAGATCAAAATTTCTGTCGCCCAAAAGAGCAATCTTTATCAGTAGGAAGCCAAAGCCCTCTTTCACAAGAAATTTTCAAGTGACGAGAATTCATGCGAATGGCAAAATATAGATAACAAAAACATTGATATGGGAAAAAATCTATGACAAAAAATTCCTCTACTTCTAGCGCGACAGAGACAGAGGTCGCCACCAAAGATGAACCTCTGACGCCGCCGCAAGACATTACTACACCAGAACAAAGCCCCGCCAATCTGGCATCTAGCAGCAAAGAGGACGACGAAATACTAGTTTCTCCTACGCAAGTAGTACCACCTGCCCCTGAACCTCAAAATAAGTCCTTAAAGCTTCGAGTCGCTTATGAAGTCGCTGAGTGGTTTCAAACTAAAATAAAAATAATTAAGCGTCAGGCACCAATTGTCATCGCAGAAAAGCTGGCTCCAAATTGGCTTTGCTGGATCACTACTTACGCTGTCGTAGATCACGTCTTAATTAGGTATTTTTTTCGAGGCTCGATCGCCAACATTAACTGGGCCGCTGTTATCGATATAGAAACATTCAAGATGTTTGTTCTAGGCAGCATTTTCACTGTGCTCCTAAGCAAGGTCTTTTTTAACAAGCTAACTCACCATGAGTGGCTATCCGAAAAGATAAAAGGGGAAACCGCCTCTGCGTGCACAAATCTCGGTTCTCTTGCGACCATTGGCTTCTTCTTAAAACCATATGCTTTTACGGGCCTGGGTTTTTTGGGCGTTGCGATGTTGTTATATCTTTTTGCTCTTGTGGTGTAAAGTGGACCCATCCGTCAAGACAGCGTTTGCCAGAATTTAAGCTGCATCCATGACTTCACTTGCAGCAGAACAGCGCTGCCCTGATCCTG